TAGCCATTAAACCTTCCTATTACATAATACATCAAGTGTTATATCTGTGAGGTTAGTTGCTGTTCCTGCCACTGTATACTTCACTCGGATATAACGCCCAATGTTTACCTCGGGGAAGTACAAGACCTGGCGTAGATTCGTAGATGTATGGGTGTCACTAGGTAGGGTAAGGTTACCTGCCACCTGCGTGAACTGTGTTGCGGTTGTCCCGTCCGCTGCGGTTAAAGTCAAGGTCGTTGTCTTATGTGCGTTCGTGAACGCCTTCTCGCTACTCTGCTCGATCCAAACGTCAAGCAAGTCCGAGGAAGTACCGGACTGTGAAGGCATAGAAAGCACAAAAGCAAAGTCTCGATAGTCCTTAGTGTCAAAGACCGGTGAACTGTAAAAGGTCCCAGTGGTACTGGGATCGACAGCGTTCAATAATGTTGTTGTGATGTCTGCCATAAAAAGGGTGAGGGCCACCGTAGCGACCCTCATGTCGGGGGGACTAATTAACTAGTCGTATCTGCTTTCACGATATCGTAGTTAAGAACTAGAACAAATGCTCCAGCAGTTAAAGCTGCTGTTGCGATTGTAATAGTAATATCTCTCTCGTCAGTTGTGATCTCAGAGATGTTTGCTGCTGCGCCAGTTTGGATGATCGCCACAGGACCTGCTGCGCCGATAGTACCATAAGCCGTTGCCGCTTTGATACCAGCTGCGTCATCTGTAGGGATGTTGATCGCTACAGTAGCCGAGCCACCGGAAGTCATAGCGGTTGTATTATAGATGTAACCACCTGTAACAACTGCGCCCAAAGGAAGCTTAGGACCACGTAGGGTTACGTCGCCAATTGCTCCACCGTCAGTAGCAAAGTCATAGTACCACTTGCCTCTAAGACCTAGCTCAAGTACGTCACCACCATGACTGATAGCTGGCGTCTTGTTAGCTGTGTCCAGACCTGTTGCGATTAATTCGCCGCTTAGTCCAACTGACTTAATGCCACCAGAGGTAGCTGTTAAACCCGCTTGACCGTCAGTAGTAAAGTCATAAGGGATTGAATTTTTCTTAGTAATTGATGCCATTGTTAATGTTCTCCTAAAAATAGATTAACACGCCGTGTATTCAATGTCTATATCAGCGTCGAAAATGTCGCTTGCGACTCTTCTTCTTCTTAACTCTACCTGCCTTCCGCTCCGTGTAGCTAACCATCTCGAGCAAAGCAGGGAAATCATAAATAAAACGATAGCCCCACGCATCAAATAAATGATCATATAGTCCGTCCTTATATGGGTCTAAGTGATATGTGTTCGCCTTAGTCCCTCGCTTCTTAGCATAAACGTACCCATGCTTAAAGCCCTCTACCATTACCCCCTTAATTACCGTACCGTCTACCCTATAGTAATGACCCAAGTCAGGAGCTATCAAGATACCAGGTGTACCACCCTTCATCTTGTTCATCAAGATCTTAATCACCCTTGCCCTGTCACCCGGGTTTGTTCGCTGACAACTCACTGGCAACTGGAAGTGATTCTCCAACACGTCCTTTGCAGGGGCACCAACCCCCTGACCACTAATAGCCTCACCAGCTGGGTCACAAGAGATGTTAAAGTTCGTGACACCAGGGAACTTCTCCGCCAATGCAGGGTTGACAATGTCTACTAAGAACGAATCCAAGTCAACATCCTCGCCAAGGATAGCTAAATGTACTACGCACCTACCCAATGAATCCTTCTCGTGAGCAACCATACTAGGGAAATGACCACCAAAGTCGAAGCCTAAACCAATAGGGTTTGCCCTATCTGGAGTGCGATGCTTCTCATAAGGTAAACAGTAAGTGTCAAACTGAAACTCCGGGAATACCGGCTTACCCTTCGGTAATGTCCACTCCAAACAATACTCAATCCGCCACGCAAGCTCACCTACCTCACGACGCTTAGCCTCTGCCCACTCCTCTGTTCTCTGGTCTGGATGTGCATCATAACGAACCGATAACACGTAGTCACCGTTCTGATTCTCATGACTCCACACACCCTCCATGTGCTCCTTGTGAGTCCCGTCCTCTACACTCTTAACTAAATCCTCGTAATGAGTGTCAGGGTTAGGGGTAGATGTAATGATCATCTTAGTCTTACCCTTCTTAATCAAAGGACGCGCCGTCTTCAAGATCAGATCCTGGTTCTCTAGAAAGCCAAACTCATCAAACCATAACTCAGTACCCGTCATACCACGAGCCTGATCCTCACCACTTGGGGTACCTACTATTAAAGAGCGAACCTCACTATCAGGATGATCAATACTCATCCGCTTAATCGACTTCTTACTGAAATCAGGCCAGGGAAACCGGTCATCTAATTGGCTCAAGATGAACACCATCCGCTTAGCAATCACATCCTCTACCTGACTCTCACGCTGTGACATGAACACTGACCTGCTATAAGGCTTGAACAACAAGTTGTAAACAAACCTCGCAGCTACTGCCCAAGTGAAAAACATCTGACGACCCTTCACTACTATAGTAGTGTCGTGGTCCTCAACTGCTCGATGAAACTCATGCAAGTACGCGAAAGGAGTGAACGGCTTCACCGGATCATCTATGTCCGATTCGTCCGCCGTCCACACCATATCCGTGTAGAAACGCCATGGGTCCTTACGCCACTGCTGAAACTTAGCAATGACAAACTCGGGCGTTACCTCTTCATCTGTCCAATTAGGATTCCGCACTAGGTTGCTCTGCTTGTAGCGCCTCGATCTCTTCCTTCTTCTCTAACTGCATTAGATCTAAAGTCAACTCATTTGCGTTACAATGACCGCCCATGATTATATAACCCTCTATCTCTGAAGGAGGTACTATCTCTTTTACCTTCTCCATATCTATCTCCAATGCTTTACGTACTATTCTCGCCATCTTATTCTCCTTTTATATTTGATTGCGCTGATCTAATTATCCAGTCCTCTGCTAACATGTCCGTTTGACTCGCAAGCCAAGGGACGCATCCTTTAGGGGCATCTGGATTATCCCCCTCTAAATCGTTCGTCACGATATAAATATAAGGTAATGTCATTTTGCTATGTTCATCAGGAACCTGCAACATAATGTAAATTCCTTTACCGTTCCATCCTTTTCTATATGCCGTTGCACTATAGTTCTTAAGCTCATTAAGAACTGTACCAAAATCTACTGTCTCCATCTTATTCTCCTTATTACAGCCATCTACTAACTCTGGTCATCGGCTGCGTCCTTGACCACATACTTCACACTACTAGCCAGCTGCACATGATGCATCTCATCATGCGCCTCCTGTGCCACTCCCTGACTAGGAAACGTATACTCCACCTGAGCCAACACTAAACCGCTCTTCGATTGTAATGTCTCAAATACCTTCCAGTTACGCATCAGCACTGGCTCAGTCCTCGCTGTACGACTGCCCTTATACCTGCCACGTAAACGACTACTCGCGTTTAGAAACTCCTCACGACTTACCTCTACCATACCTTCCACCATGGACGCTCCTTCTCTGGTACAACTCCGCCTAACGTGTACGACACAGCCGCTCTCTCTATTACCTGCCAAGTAGACAGGCACATCCCTCCTCGACATGACTCACCGATATCCTTGGTTAGCGCCCAGTAAAGGTCTCGCAACTCCTCTGGATGAAGGTGACTAATTTCCGCTTGTCTACTATGAACTTGATGGTCGAAAAAGCTCACCCCTAACTCCAAGTACATTTCGTAAACCAACCCCTTAACCGCTTCGTCGTCCATACGATCCATGTAACGACCCATTAACTCTCTTACTCTATCCATTCTCTACAACCTCTTGAATTAATTCCTTAATATACTGGTTTACCAACCTGTCGTGAGTTATTTCCTCGCGAGCCGCCCGTTTTCCTTCCTTAAAAGCCTCATCCCAAACCCTCCTTATCATCTCCTGTATCGCCACCTTATCTCTTATTTCTTTTTCCATTCTTCTTCCTTTTCTCTAGATGCTCCCATATACGATTCGTAATCTCCCCAACTAAGTATTGAACGAAGTAACATTGGGGCTCCTGGATGTTCATATCAAAACAATCACCTACTATTCGCTCTAACCGCCAGCTCGCATGCACCGCCTCGTGTGCAACTAATGCAGCCAATGCAGCACCACCACGCTTTTCATCTGGACGAAACTCCATTAATATATGCTCGCCGTAAGATGACACCAATGCATCTGGTCTCACTGTTATATCACAAGGTTGACGCACTAACTCATCCTCCCCAACAGCCTTGCTGAAAAACTTCCCAATCCTCTCCTCATCATCTGAATAAACCACATGAATTGAAACTGGATAAATCTCCGGTAATAAACTGAAGCCTAAGAACCCTCTCGCTCTATCCATTCTCTTCGTTCTCCTCTCTTGCCAACTCGTCCAAGGACTCATTACGGATGGAAACCACTGTGTCACTAGGATTCACCTTGATCATGTCCTCCTGGATCTCTACCGATACATGCCCCGGAATCGTTATCTGCATCTCCCCGTCCTTTATACCTATGAATATTGACTCGTCACCCATCATCCTATCAACCTCGGGGGCTCGTCACCCTCCAATACCTCTGCATGAAAACGACCCGGGTTCAACAACAACTCCTTGTATGCCTGTCCAGGACTGATCTCTATGTCCACCTTCTCCTTCAACTCACCCTTCAACTGCGCCTGAAGCTTCACCATATCCGTAAACGTCTTCACCGCATCACGACCCTGAACCTCATCATCACGAATCGCCTGCAACGCCTTCATCTGTAACTCCTGGATTAAAGGCTCTAAACGCTCCTCACTACTGCTCTCAGTATAACTAACTAACTCCAACTCACGCTGCATTGCCTCCAATGGAACTGAGGCTACACGCTGACGAAGTGGCTGCCAACGGTTCTCCTTAGCTGCACCCAATACAATAGGATCACCATCACCACATAAGTACCGAGATAACTCCTGCCACCAACGCTTCTCCTGGTAAGGGAAACGCTTAGGTGCCTGACGGTCTAACTCACTGATCAACGCTGTAAAACCCTGCTCGCAAAAACGGTTCCGCTGACCTGCGTCTAACTCATGACGCTCACGAAACACACTCCAGCACTGGTCTACAACGTGTAACAGTTGACAAGCAACGCTGATAGCATGACCATGGGTTGCCGGATACGAAAGCAACTTGTCCAACATTGCGCTATCACCCTCACCCTTTGCCTTTAATGCCTTAGCCGTAGCGTAGTACTCACTCACTCTCTGCTAACACCTCTTCTGCCATCTCACGCTGCCATTGTAGGGGAAACCCTAGCGGATCAAACTCCTCGCCCCTTGCCAACATTTGATGCAAATCTGTGTGGAATCCCATGCGCTCACGGCACATAGCCTTATACACTCCCAACGGCACCTCGTCTGGGTCGAAAAGCTTTCCACCAACGGGTTTCCCAGGAGCTAATGGCACCCCGGGGATCGCCGATCCGTACGTCATAAACACATACTCCATCACCTTAGGCTGAGAAATATCATGCACTTTTGACAATTCGCGGATCTTTTCCACAACCACCCCTCTTACAACTACGTTAAACGCTTTCTTTTTGTCTTGCATACTGCAATCGTAACACAATTGAAATATAAAGTCAACCACTATATGTCTCTTACCTTTGTAACTCTTATATCCAAGTTAAAAGATATTAAAACATGTAGCGAAACACTAAGATTACGTAGTGATGCAATTAGGTATATTAACATGAAACAATATGTGAAATGATATCGAAACACTCCCATGTAAGAGGGGTGAAATACATAGTCCTAACCCGTATTTATAAAATTTTTTGCGAGGGGGGAACGTTAGGCCTGTCACAGAGGGGGGGGTGGGGGGCTTTTCCTGAGCCGTTTTTGACTTTTGGTAGGTTCTTATTGGTCGGGGCACGTTTTCGCAGCGTGACGGGGCACAGAGCGGCCGCTGCGTGCTTACCATCAATTCCCCTGTTTCATAGCGAATATGGTAGATGTAAGGGTACCCTTACATGAAAACTCTTATCTTACCACTCTTACAAACGCTCTATCTCACTATCCGCCCACCTTACACAAAGGAAGAAAAACAACTACAACTACTACTACTACTACTAATAACTAATAAATAATATATAAAGTTAGTAAATATGGTAGTTTTCCACTCGATAGCCCAATGATTTTTTGCTAAATCTACTCCCGCTCCAATTTTTTTCAATTTACCCTAGCTTAACCTAGCTGCCTACCATATTTTCGTTCAAATTCCTTTGTATCCCTTTCCTAGAGTGCGTTACAGCGTATGGTAGCAATATGGTAGTATGGTACTTGTTATCTTCCTTGGTTACATTAAGGAAATTTAATAGTTATATCCTTGCATATACCGTTATATAATGATATACTTTGGGTATAACAAAGTTATAAAAGGAATGATGACATGATAGAGATACAATTACCAAACGATATAGAATCAAAGGGCTGGAAGAATACTAATAGGTTCCAATGTGAACAAGTATTTTATAGTCCTAGCTGTGGGTTCACTGGCACTAAGTATGAGTTTTTAGCAGCGGGTCATGCTTATGAGTATATTCAATTAAGCCCATATAGAAGGGTGAGAGTATAACGTGTTCCTGATACCAGGAACTCGATAGGGTATGGCAATGATAGAAACAGTGTTATGGATAGTATTAGCAGTAATATTTATTATCTTCGTGTATTGCTTACTCAATAGATAACAGTAGAACAAACAAAGGAATGATGGAATGGAATATGTAATAGAGATAGATAAAGAGTTATTGGAGCAGTTAGAGTGTGAGGTATTGGCGCATGAGTATAGTTAAGATGGAAGACAAGACTTATCAGTACTTGAATGATCTGAGGGAGTTTTGGTTTAAGCATGGCTTGAACGATCATCTTCTCAAGGTGGTTAGTAGCAACTTGATGGTTGTAGCAGAGGTAGTAGGGGAAGCGTTAGCTGAGGAGAGACGATGCAAGATTTCTGGCAGAGTGTAGTAGATGACTTGGTGTTTCAGCACTGTGATGGTGAGGGATTGAAGGGCATACTGGAGCGTTGGCTGCATGACCCTAGCTTTGGTTATCATGGTGATGTTGAGTTAGGTTTCGACTTAGAGTGGACTCGCCATGGTTTTGAATTGGTTCCATGGAATGAGTTGAACAAGAGGCGCTTAGAGTTTGTCTATCGTGAGGGTGAGTTGAACGTGTTCGATGAAGATTGGGAGCCAAGCTTAGTGCGACAGATGATAGGACAGGATAGGATGCGAGCAATTGAAGTGATGTTGAGGGAGGTACAGTTATGTGGCACAAAGGTGTAATCAGGAAGCGATACGATCGTAGACTAGCGAGTATACAGCGATCTCAGACTGAGTTGTTGAACTTTGCAAGTGAGCCTTATGAGGATAGCGGACAGTTTATGGCGTTGACGGATGAGAATGTGGAGGAGTTGACTAGTCTTAGTGCTCGGTTACGTGACCAGGCACAGGATAGGATTGATCAGTTGATCAATGAGATTCAGGATGACACGGGATTCCATGATGCCGCGGGTATCTTGTTGAACGTGGAGAGTGTACTTGAGGAGATCGAGAGCGCGTTTCTTAAGGTGTTGCGTGAGTATGAGATGGGCAACGTGGCAGTATGTGCGTTGCAGTTGGAGCAGTTATGGGTGTGAGCCCGTTGAAGGAAGGAGAACAGAACAATGGATAGAATAGTAAAGGTAATAGGAATAGCAGGGGTATTGATTGGCAGTGTTGGGCAGGCTAGTGCGATGCCATGGAGCAAGCACAGGATTGCAACGCCAGAGATTAGAGATTACGAGCAAAAGATAGCTATGTATAAGAGCCACAAGAAAGACTTACAAGCTAGAAGAGAGGACTATAACAACGCAATTGATGCAACAGCAGCAGAGATTGATAGGTTAAAGGATTCGATCAAGGCATGTAAGCGCAGGTACGCAGCTAACGAGAAGTTCTTAGTAGCTGAGACAAAGAGGACCTCGGGCAGGATCGAGAGAGTTGGTGTCCATGAGATGACAGTAGGCGCTAGAGCAGATCTTCGTAGAGATGACAGAGCTAGAGCGGAGAACAACGTCAACTATGGTGGTAAGAAAGATAGGTTAGCGGAGAGTGTGCCTAATCCTTACCTCGAAGAGACGGGGTACTTGCGCAAGTAGTTAACAGTTATGGGCCGGTGGTTTTTCTCATCATTCTCCGCCGGCTCTATTTTTTTAAAGGAGAGAGGAAGATGTTGGATAGATTAAAGCAAGCGGGTACAGATGTAGCAGTAGTGTTGGGTGTAGTGTTGTTGTTGTTATTGGTATTGGGTTATCAATTTGAATTGGACATCAATCATTTACACATACACGCAAGAGGATGGAACAGCTACCAATAGTGTGGTAGGATATAAGGAGTAGAATAGAATGGAATATTACGAACAAGAAGGATTAAGTGGATCAAGGTTGGGGTTACTAGCTAGGAGTCCGGCTCATTATAGGGAGGCAGTTGACAATCCTAAGGAGCCAACAGAGGCAATGCAGTTTGGTTCTCTCGTGCACAGTTTACTGTTGGAGCCAGGCAGTAGCAACTACCTTGTCTTACCTGAGGGCATGCGAAGGGACAAGAGGAACAAGGATTACGCTGCGTTGTTAGCGACTGGTCGTCCTCTTGTCCGCCATCAGGACATGGCAGCTGCCGAGGAGATGGTAGATGCAGTACGTTTAGATCAGGCTAGTAGTTTAGTGATGGCAGACTCAGAGTTTGAGGCACCTTTCTTCTGGGTAGAGGATGAGGTTCAGTGCAAGGGTAAGCTAGACATATACAATGCAGAGGCGTATTACATAGCGGACTATAAGACATGTATTGATGCGAGTCCGGAGAAGTTTCGGTATAAGGTGTTGGACATGGGTTACTTGTTACAGTTGGCACACTACCAAGCGGCAGTGAAGCAGTCAACTGGTCGTGACGCATACCCTGGTGCGATGGTGATAGCTCAGGAGAAGGAGTCACCATATGTAGTGCAGGTGTATTCAATTAATCAAGCGTTGATTGACGAGGCACATGAGCACAGGCGTAGGTTGTTAGCTTTATACAAGGAGTGTAGTGCTAGTGGTGTATGGCATGGGTATAGCAAGGAGGTGATAGAGCTATGAGAACGAACGCAGTTAGTTTATTATTCTTGACGCTGTTAACGTTAGTGTTTGCAGTGGGCAAGATCTTCGGTTACTTGGATTGGTCATGGGTGTGGGTAGCAAGCCCTATCTGGATTCCGATTGAGGTGATGGCACACTTAGCCTTGTTCTATGTGTGGGTGAAGGTATCAACAGGAGGTAGGTTATGATCAACAAGATTATCCAAGGGATAGTAGAGGCACAGCGCAGGATAGCAGATGATCCCGTTGGTAGGATAGAGCGTAAGCTTCAGGATTTAGAGGAAGAGTTAAGGTCATTACGTTTAACGTTCGATGAGTTCCTTGCTTATCAAGGTAAGGAGCCAGATGTTTTGGGTTTAACCAAGAGGGAGGGGTCATGATTGAGTGGATAGCAGCGTTAACATTGATGGTCATTGTGATGGGCGTGGGTGATGCAATCCCTGGTCAGTTGTCCTTCTTATTTTTCTTAGTGTACTTGGTGTGGGGTTGTCGTATGGCAGTAGAGATCATCAAGGAGGAGTTAAGTGAGGTCTTGTGAGATATGTGGTCAGGATATAGAGACGTACAATCAAGCTAATTACTTGGGTGGTCGCAAGCAGTATTGGTTTCACTTAGAGTGTTACCAATACTACAGGGTGATGGAGCCAAGTGAGTTAGGCTACGAGGTACTAGAGTTATTAGTAGAGCGAGGGGAGATGGAGGCACGGGACATAATATATATATTGAACCGGGGTGCCTCTGGTATCAACAAGCAGTTGAAGAAGTTAACAGAGGCAGACTTCATAAAGAGAGTAAGACGTGGGGTATACACTGCCACGATAGATGGAAAGGAGAAGATAGATGACAGAATACGACAACAGTAACAGGGCTACACTTGGTAAGAACAAGTACTATGAAGAGGGCAGTAGGAAGCCACAGTATACAGGCAAGGGTAACTTTGATGGTAAGGACTTTGATATCTCAGCGTGGATACAAACGAACAAGACAACGGGCGAGAAGTTCTTTAGTCTTTCATTGCAAGCACCTTATGTAAAGCCAGAGGTGACGGAGGTTCAGACAGATGACACAGATCTCCCATTCTAGTGAGCTAGTACAGTACACTGAAGAGCAATACAAGCTAATCAAATCGGTGTTGAGTGTAGATGACAAGACACCTGACGATGTAGTGAAGACAGCAATAGGTTATTGTCAAGCGGCTAAGTTAGATCCGATGAAGAAGCCAGTGGCAATCATTGCGTATGGTGACAAGTATGAGATTGTGTTTACAATCCAGGCTATCACCACTATCGCTAGCCGTGCTGGCTGGGCAGGTCAGGATCCAATTGAGTATGGTCCAACTGTTCAGGCTGGCAGTGCAAAGGTGCCACAGTGGGCACAGCAGACAGTGTACAAGATGGTGAACGGCGTCCGTTGTCCGTTCACTGGACCAAGGGTGTACTTCGCGGAGCGCTCCACTGGTAAGAGCAGCTGGGCTAAGCAACCAATTGCCATGATCAACAAGTGTGCAACAGCGGCAGCGTTAAGGCTTGCGTTCCCTGAGGAGTTGGCTCATGCTTACGCTGAAGAGGAGTCTATCTACACTCCGCAAGAGGCGGTGGATAACAGTGGTGTTGACGCGATCAAGGCTAAGCTCAAGGGACAATCAGATGAACTGAAGACATCCATAGAGAGTGTGAACGCATGCGCTACGAGTGAGGAGTTGAAGGAGTTAGCTATCACATTGAAGGAGCACAGCTCGTTGACGCAGGCTGAGAAGCAGGAGTTATGGGTGGTGTATCAAGAGAAGGAGAAAGAATTAAGTGAGTGAGAAGAAGAGATTATTTGTGAGGACCGCAGAGTCTGACATGTTAGAGGAGTTGATCAGGCGACACGACCTGTTCCAAGTGGCAAGGAATACAGAGATGTACGTGGCAGCACTAAGGGTGTTAGCTCAGGTACTAGAAGGGAGAGAGGCACTAGAGAGATCGGGGTTCACGTTCCGTTTCCACCAGCCAATAGACGATGGAGCTTAGGGACTACCAGAGTAAGTCTATTGAGAACATAAGGAAAGCATTCGCCGAGGGGCACAGGAAGATTTGTTTCCAACTACCAACAGGTGGAGGGAAGACTATCCTTGCTGCGTTCATGATGAAGAATGCAGTTGAGCGGGGGCTTAAGGTGTTGTTCTTAGTACACTTGAAAGAATTAGTTGACCAGACAAGGGAGAAGTTAGACATGGTTGGTGTTGAGTATGGCCTTATTACATCCAACGCTGACACTAACTACGGTCAGCCAGTGCAGCTGGCGATGGTGCAGACCTTGAACAGGCGGTTGGATAGCTTACCTATAGGCTTCGACTTAATCCTGACAGATGAGGCGCACCATTGTACCAGTGCTACGTACAAGAAGATCTATGACCACTTCCCTGATGCGTATCAGATAGGGTTAACGGCTACACCTCAGCGATTAGATGGCAAGGGATTGAAGTTAATCTATGACAAGATAGTGCGAGGTCCTAAGGTTGAGGACTTGATAGAGCGTGGTCACCTCAGTCCTTACAGATTGTTCAGTGTACCTAGTGACCTGGACTTAAGCAAGGTACATACTATGGCTGGTGACTACAACCTTAAGGAGTTAGCTGAGCAGGTGGAGAAGAGTTGTATCCTTGGTGATGCGGTCAAGCATTACAAGAGATTCCTTAGTGGCGAGAAGGCGTTGGTCTTTTGCACAAAGATCTCTCACTCCATTGAGGTAGCGAGGAAGTTTAACGAGGCTGGTATTGCAGCTGCTCATGTGGATGGGAAGATGAGTAAGCGTGAGCGCAACCAGGTGATTGAAGATTTTAGGGTGGGAAAGTGTAAGGTGCTATGCAACTGTTCTCTAATCAGTGAGGGGTTCGATGTCCCTGACTGTTCGGGTGTAATCTTATTGCGTCCCACCCAAAGTTTAAGTCTGTATCTACAGATGGTAGGCAGGGGACTGAGACCTGTCGAGGGGAAGACGGCGATCATACTAGACCACGTCGGTAACTGTGTCAGGCACGGGCTTCCAGACGATGACCGACAGTGGACCCTAGAGGGTAAGAAGAAGGGGCAGAGAAAGACTGCACCTGTAGCCGTGACAGTTTGCGAAGGTTGCTTTAATGTATATAGTAGTAAGCAAAAGATGTGCCCATACTGTTACAAGGTACCGAAGCGCAAGCCAAAGGCTGAGTTAGAAGAGGTGGATGGGGACCTGGTTGAGGTTACTAAGCAGACGATAAAGAAGCCGGAGCTTAACATGAAAGCCAGTCAGTGTCGGAGCTTAGAAGAACTACAACAGCTAGGCAGAGAGCTAGGTTATAAACCAGGGTGGGCTATCTATAGATGGAATGCAAGGAGAAAGAGATATGGGTAACGAAGATATGTTCTGTCCAACGTTAGACCTCTCCTGGTTTATGTTTCGGTACTGGCTCGAGGCGTGGTGCAAAGTGGACGCAAGGAAGTTGCGAAATCTAAAGTGGAAGAGGAGAAAGTATGGGTAACGAAATGGATCTACAAAAGACCATAGCTATGGAGATGTGCGGTAAGCGCACGAGGTTATGGGTTAACGACACAGGTATGGCATACCAAGGGAAGGTGACACGCATGGGTAACAGCGCTGTGATTAACAACGTCCAAGGTATCAGCTATGGATTGTGTAAGGGGAGCAGTGATCTCATTGGGTTCCATATGATCAAGATCACAGAGGATATGGTTGGACAGGAGTTGCCAGTGTTCACAGCAATAGAGGTGAAGACTAAGACAGGTCGAGCAACACAA